CCTTCTTTACCTTCTTGTACATCGAATTCATCATAGGTAGCCCCATATGGTTTTCTATTATCAGCGTACCTAGTTATACGCCCACAAGCATTCTCAATAAAGTGTTCAATGATGTTGTCTAGCATAGTAACTAGATCAGCAATGAACATAGGGTGATCCTTCCACTCATCAAAGTATTCTAAGTTAACACTAGACAAACAGCATACTGCTGTACGCTCTTCACTGGTTGGTAGTGTGATCTCTGAACATAAGTTACTTTGAATTACTTTTAATCCTAGATCTTGCTGCTCTTGAGGCAGTGCCTCATTACATCTATCAATGTTAACAATGTATGGTTCGCCTGTCTCTGCTCTAGTGTGCAGTAACTGCCACCACAGATCTCTAGCTGATACAGTCTTAATAGCGTCACCAGATTTAGGATCTATTAGTCTCCAGCTTTCATCATTCTTTACACGCCTAAGAAATGCGTCAGAAACAGTAACACCATTGTGTAGATTAAGACATTTACGATTAAGATCTCCGCCAGTTGTCTTTCGCATAGCCACAAACTCTTCAATCTCTGGGTGGCTGATGTCCATATACGCTGCATAAGATCCTCTTCTAGTTCTTCCTTGATTAAACGCCAGCATCTGTGAATCAACTACGTGCATGAAAGGGATAGAACCAGTAGACTCACTACCGTTAGCAACAGAAACGCCGTTACTTCTAACATTACCCCAATATCCACCCAAGCCTCCACCTCCACTCGCAAGCCATATGTTCTCATCATAGTGATCAGAAAGACCCCTACGTGAATCAGGTACATAATTAAGAAAACAACTGATAGGTAGACCAGTTTTGGTTCCCCCGTTACTAAGAATAGGAGTGCTAAAGCCGAACCAACCCTTGCTACTGTAGTCATAAAGTCGCTGTGCAAGATCGAAGTCAGTATATCCTTGATACGTTGCACCATAGACCGAGGCTCTTGCGAATGCTTCTTGTGCATGAGTTTCATCCATTGTTAAGTATCTGTCTTTTAAAGTTTCTATTGAGAAGTTATTAAGATCATCTTCTCTAGAGTAATCAATCTCAATCCCTAGATAGTCTTGCTTCCCAATCTTTGATGTCGTTAATGTCATCCTTTTCCCTTAGTTGTGATTGCCTGTACCCCTTGGTACGTGCTTTGTTTTGTTTCTTATAATTTGCTTTGTTTCTTTTATGAAACATTTTAGACCTTTCAGTCTTCCTATCCCAACTGTCTGTCATTACTATTCAACTGTAGCTGATTCTAAAATAGCTAGGAGTCTGTTCTCGTACCACTGTGCTTTACGTAGGTCTTTAACAGCGTTGTTCTTACTCCTGCAACGCCACCTGTACTTGAATGAGTTGCCTCTTAGGTAACCTATGATTTCTTCTCTAGACATCATAGACTCCATAGCATCAATACATTCTATGTCACCCTGTGCGGCATAGTGTGCAGGGCTATTGACATCTTCATCACCCCAAGAAGTTTTGAACTTATACCCTTGGCGTGTGTAGCTATCTTTCATCTTTTCCTCTGCTAATTTATAGTCTTCTTTTAACAGATCACCCAACATTTTAGGGTCATCTTTTGTAGGGAATAGTGGGTGTTGGTCTGGCCCATTACGGTGCCACTTGTTTATTCTGTCCCACGCTTCTGGTGTTGCGTCATCAATACTCATTGCATCTTAACCTTTAGTTTATCATTACGTTTCTTATACTCATCAGACTCTCTAGCCTTGGCATCAATCCAGTGGTCAGGTATTGTGTCTTCACTATACCATCTGAAGTTGTTAGCCCACGCCCATTCCCCATGAGATCTTTTAGTACCATCCTTGCGCCTCTTAGCTGCTGGCATAGGGGCATCTGGATTAGCAAATAAAAATACTAATTCAGTATCTGCGGGTAACTGCTTGCGTACCCATATATATTTGTTGTACTCTTGAAAGTCCCAGAACCTACCTTTAGACTCTAATAGAATCTTACATCCATCTACCTCTCTAACAAAGTCAGGCTCGTACTTATGTTCAATAACATAGGGTACTTTATCAACATGATGTTCCCAATCCTTTAGAATTGATTCATGTAACACAGCCTCCCAAATAGAGTCATACTTATTACCATCTGCTTTAATTAGTTTCTTAGGGCGGGGTACTCTTCTTTTCCTGAAGCCTGATTTAACTGGGGGCATGTACATACTTCCCATAGTTACTATCAAAGAAGTTGTAATCTATTTTGTTTATATCATACCCGTCACGCACCATCTTTTTTAAGATAGACACAACCCAGCGGTGGGTGTATATACTTAAATACAAAGTTTTGTTACGGTAGATATATTCTTGTTGAGCTAAGAAGTTTGTCACGTTTTTAGGCGTGACCAACTCCCGCTCTTCATCACTCACTAATGTGTGCATCCAGCCACAAAGTATATCTAAACTTGTGCGGCGTATGCGTTTCATTGTTTTGCTATTCACTAAAGATTTCCTTGACTCTTGGGACAGCCTCAACTTTAGTAAAGTATGTAGGCCCTTTTGAATACTCAAAGACTCTTAAACCTTTACCTTCGTTAGCGTCTTCCCAGCATGTAAATTTATGAGGACAATAGGTGCAGGATCTATGAAGTTTTTCATTACCTTTTACACCTTCAGGTATAGGATTATAGCATTTTTCAGGGGGAGTGTCAAGCTTTATAGCTTTCTTTAATCCTTTTATTTTACTTTTTATATGTGGCTTGTCCATATCATCAGGTCGAAACAAACAGAGTTCTCCGTTCTCTTTGTTGATGACCAAGAATCCACCATTCTCAGTACCTTCGCTGGCCTCATAACCCGCAAGTTGTGCCATGTAGCCGAAGTCATCCTGCTCTGCAAGAGTACCCTGTGCAAACTTTTTAAATGCAAAGCCTGACGCGCTCTTAACATCCACTACTTCACCGTCAATCTTACAATCCATATGCCCCGTGATACCTTCAACAACTACTGCTTTCTGCTCATCACTAACTGTGTGACCTGATAAACGTACAAGTAATAATAAAAGTTCTTCTAAGATATGTCCGTAAAGAAATTTTATTTGTGTTGAAGCTGAGTGCTTGTAGTTAGGGGTTCCTTTGTTTAGATCATACCATAACTGTCTGGAGGGCTTACCTACATTACTCATTCTTAAACCTGTACTTTGTGTACGCGGTGTGGCCCAGTGTACTATAGCGGCCTTCATCTTTTCTCCGAAGTCATAAACTAAATCATCAGACAAGTTCATATTCTCTCCTTCCGAAAGACAGTCCAGTGTACTATATATATCATCTATTAAAGTATCTAATGTTTTAGAAGAGTTCAAGTTGCTTCCCCTTAAAGTAATTATCTAGAATAGTTTTAGCTACTACAGTACTACACACAAACCATTCTCCTTTACGCTCATGCTTTTCCGAAAGCAACCTATGTGCTTCTGCTTCTGCCGTCCTTCTATCGGGAACAGAGTAAGAAGTATACACTGTGTAGTCTCTATAAGGTGACCCTGTTTGATATTGTTTTAGTCTATCTTGAGAGTCTACTGCCATCCCTACTTTTATCCAGCTAGGAAAAGAAGGGTTGTATATAATATACACTTCACCCTCTAAACTCTTCTCGTAGTTTTCTAAAGAACTAAAAGCTGCGTCAGTAAACCCCTTATAATTTCCCGGTTTGTGCAAGGGGTGTGAGGTAGATACATATTTACCATCCACACTCATTCTTTTATTATCTTTCCTTCTTCTAGTGGAGGCTCTTTCTCTAATGTGGTTTCCTGTGTGTATACTTGTACCATCTTCTGGGTAATAATACCACCACTCCCCATCAACAAACTTATATCTTTCAGGATTTTTTAAGTTAGTACCCATTGGATTAGGGGGTGTTTTATTAGTCATCGTCATTTTTAAATTCTCCCAGTTCTGATACCCATATTTTTTCATGGAAATAAACAGAGCGTACACCCCTGTCATCAATACGCCAGCTTTCAGGGCCATCATCATAAGCCCTAAAAGTTTCGTCTGCTTCAGGATCTGCTTGCCTGTAGAGCGCCTCTAGTTCTTTACTCATACAAGGCATCAGTGTGTCTCCGCCCAGCTATCTCCTGATTTATAGTCACCATCAAGAGGACAATTAAGTTTTAATAACTCTCCTGCTTTTACAATAGCTTTGATACCTAACAAACCTACTTCGTCTGCTTTATCTTCAGCTACTTCTACTTGCCACTCATCGTGGACGTTAGCTACTACAGTAGCATCTATATCTTTAATAGATTCTTCAAAGACGATGAGAGCTTTCTTCATTACAATAGCTCCTGCGCTTTGTAATAAAGTATTTAAAGCTGAGTGTTCACTCCTAACGTGAAGCCGCCTACCATCTACTCCTTTAATGTACCCGTTCTTTGCCGCTCGTCCAACTCTATCTTTAAGAGCTTTGAATGATGGAAGATTATCGAAGAAAGATTGTCTAAGTCTAGCACCAACTGCTCTATTTCCTTTTGCCACACTGCCAAGTTTTGCATCTCCTGCGCCGTACAAGAGGGCATAGATGAAAGTCTTTGCCTGATTTCTTGATTCAAGTCCCGCAAGTTTTTGATTAGCGGTGTGTACGTCTCCGTTAATAATTTCATTTGTATACTCCTTATCATCCATATAGTGTGC